TTCATCTGCGACGCTTCTTGCGCGCCACGCAGTTGCGCAATAGCAGCCATTTGGTTTACTGGCGATTCGATTTGAATCGGCCGAAACCCCATTGCAATAGACGGATCAATCTGTGCCATAGTCGTCTCTTATCTTGAGTAATACGAGCTGCTTGCGTTGTTTACTGGAGCGGTAGAAACCGCTGGTTGCGGAAACATGCGATTCATCAGTTGCTGGTTCTGGTAATAGTTCAACCCTTGGCCTAGTGCATTAGATATAGCATTTGCGCCGCCTATGTAAGCGGACGCACGCGCGTTACCGGCGCCGATAAGGTTGGAGCCAATATTTTGGCCTAGTTGGCCCGCTGCGCCAGTCAACGTGTTTGCCGACGATTGGCTCATGCCCGCCAAAGACTGCAAGGGGTTTAGCCGGGCGGCGCGTTCGGCTTGATAGCGATTAAAGGCATTAGTAAATTCTTGCGACCCCATCTCTTGGCCGTATTCCGTAATGCCGCGCAGTTGCGCACCGCTTAGCAGGCCGCCTCGGGCGGCGGCCGAGCGGTCGAGGGCTTTTAGACCTTCCTTTAGCCGGAACGCATAGCCTGGGTCGGCTTGGAACTTAGCCATCGTAAATGGATCATACTTAGACGCAGCAATTAGTTCAGGCAGCGCATTAACGCCTGCTTGGCGAAACGGCTCTTGCAGCTCTACCTGCCGCTCAAACATGCGCTCCTGCGCAGCAGTGCTTTCTGCTGCTGCGCGTTCTTGCGATCTAGCTGCGCTTTTAGAAGCCCCCGCGCCAATTAGGGCGCCACCTACGATTGCGGCTGCTGTCCATCCGGCCATGACAATTCCTTCACACTTTCAGTTTCATTTTTAAGCGCCAGCCGTTTACGGGCGTCACCTAGCCCACAGTCTGGCACTACGTACAAACGCTCTTCAAGTACGTCTAAATCTTGGCAGTCATCTGGATTGTCATAGATATCTACCCAAACAACTTCATCGTCAAACACACGCCCCGCGCGTTGTTCACCTGCTTTTGCATCAAACTCAACTGGCGCTGTTAGCACAACTACTTCTGTCTCACGGTTTACCGCAATCGTGCCTTTTTCCAGCCGCACGCGATAACCTGTTTTATGCGCGGCCCCGGTCAATACTGTCCAAGGCGGCACGGTAATTTTACGTTCGTACACGCCGGGCAAAAATGTGTGCGTGGTCACAATACCGGCCTGCGGCATTTCTAACAGCACATCTTGCAACGCAACAACTTTTTCACGCATGACTTCTGCGGTAACTACCGCAGTGCCATCCGCGTCAAAAAGTTCAATCGCGCCCATACTTTACGTCACTTCGCGGCCAGATGCCCGAATATTAATAGCACTTGCAGTCCCCGCGATAGTAGAGATAAAGCCGCTTGGCAGCAAGACTTGCCCGACAATTTCAGGGAACGTGTACACCTCAGACGGCTGCAATGTTTTTGTTTTGGTAATCAAGTTTGCGTTGCCTGCCGACCCTCCGCTTGTTACCAAGTTGACACTAATGGTAGCTGCGCTGGCGCTGTAGTTGGTCGCCGTAAACTTGTCGATGATGGTCGTCACGCCAGTCGCCGTGTACTGCGTGGTCTGGGTGTTCTCCGCCGTCTTGGCGGGTATAAGAACGGTAACAGTGACGGTCATGCTGAAACTCCTTGAAGCGTTGGTTTAGACACTAAATCCACCGTAACAATAGCGGACGGTGCGGCAGGTCGAACCGGCCCCGTTTGCGCGGCTATGTACTCAATTGTAGTAGAGGTGTCGGTAGTTGCCCACATCAACTCAATGTACTCATCAGCCGCTAACTCAACAAACAGGTTTAGCGCGCCAATTAAATGCCCATCTATGCTGCCGTGCCTGTTGGGTACAGAAAACTGGCTGTTGGTATCCGCTACGTTCGTGCCGTTTTTACGCATCCAAATATCTGTGTCATGGATATTAGAGCTGGTATTTACAAACTGAACACTAAATTGCACGTTATAAACGCCTGCAATTTCCGCTTTTAGCTTGGATTTGCAGGTGCCCGTAATAGTGGTAGACGCTACTGTCTGAGACGCGCTGACAACATAATTTCCCGTGCTGCCGTCCGTGCCCGTGGTTTGTGAAACTATGTACGTCCCAGCGGTTACACCCGTGCCAGTAATCACCATACCTGGGTAGATCGGCCCGGACGCAATAGCCGTTACTATCATGGTCGTGCTAGCTGGCCCGATAGATGCCGTAAACACGGCAGTTCTATCTTCTAACGTGACGTTTTTACTGTACGCCGTAGTGTCGTACACAATAGGGTACGCCGTAGTGCTAGAGCCGTCGGGTTGGTTGGCGGTGCTGTAAAAAGCCCCGTACACCAATTGTAAAACTTGAGGCGTGGGAAAAGGCGCTGACAACAAAGCGTCGACTTGCTTTTGCATCTCTGCAATCTGCTCAGACGCCGACTCTTCAGTCGGTTGCGTTTTAACCCCGTCAAGCTCAAGATTGATAGTCGTAAAGCTCTCTTGGTTTGGTGGCGGCCCTAGCTGAAGATCGACCAACGAAGTCTGGTTAGTGCCGCTGCCCGTTAACGTGAAAAGGTTAAGAAAGAACCTGTACCATTCCCGCGAAATTAGCCCCGTACGCTCGTCAATAAGCGGTACGCGGGGCGGCGTAATGTTGGTGGCATTGATTGGGCTAGTCATGGGCTGCGCTAGGCGTTGGTCGGGCTAAGCAATAGCTCAGCGCCCATGATCGCGGTCTTAACCGGGTCGGTCATCGACAGCTCGTACACCCGGTCACGCAGCTTCAACGTCATGCCCAACCGACGCCAGAACACCCGGCGGTAATACTCGCCGATCTTTCCAATCTTAGCGGTGTGGTAGTTAGACCAAGTGTGACCGCCATCGTCCGACCAGCGCAACATGACTTCGGGGTCGCTGCCTTGGCCGACGTTTAGCCCCACACCCGACTCCACGTCAAGCTGCAAGCTGTGGTGCGCGGTACGTTTCAGATTGTTCTGGCCGGTGGGCAGCGCCCGCCATGACCGCAGCCATTTCTGAATCTGCCCGTTGTCGCTGTAGTCGTCTAAGTCAAACGCGTAAATATTGCCGTTTTCAAAATCGCCCACAATAACTTCGCTGTTAAACGCCATCTGGCAGTTGCTGCGGTGCCGCGTAAACGATCCATTCGACCAACCAGCGCGCTCATGCCAGGCTTGCGTGGCCGCATCGTAAACCCAAGTCGTGTTGGCGGTAGGAAAAATTAGCACGTAGAAGCTGTGACCGTCCTGTTGGTAGGTGTAGCCAATCGCATCAGACAGGTTGCCATATTGCTGAATTTGCCATTCGATGGCGTGGGTAGATACACGCACGCCCGTGTAGCCGTTAGCGCGGTACACAATGCCCCGCCCACGGGCATCAGCGCCCAGCCAGAAAAGGCTGTTGTCGAGCTTTGCGACCGAATAGGGCGCGACGCAACCAATCTCGTTAAACGCGCCTTGAATACGCTGCAGCGGGAACGCCACGTTGCCCGCGTCGTACCAAACTTCGACAGAGTTAGTGCCAAACAACCAAGCCTCACGGTGGTCGACGATCAGCGACACCGAACCGTCGGGCGAACCCTCGGCGCTGGCAAAGTCCAGTGGGTCAACGGACAAGCCGTCAAGCAGACTGGTTACCCAGACCTTTTGGCTGTTAGGCTCGTTAAAAACAAAATAACCGTCCAGAAAGCCAACAGTTACCGCGCCCGGAAAGTCGGGGTCGGTGATTTGTTGAAACGCGTTAGTGGTAGCGTTGTAGATGTAGCTGGGGCCGTTAGCAGCAACAAATAGCTGCGTGCCGTTGTCAGCCATAGACACGGGGCCAGTGCCAGCTATTGTGCCTATTAGCGTGCTAGTGTAGCTGCTGTCGATTTTATACAGGCTGTTGCCCGACACTGCATAGCCGTAGCCGCCGTACGACCACAGCCCACGAATCGGCCCAAACCCTACTGTTGTTAGCAACCGCAAACCTGGCGCGCGCATTAGGAAAGCAGGTTCTTTACCGCCTTCCGGGACAATCTCTGGGAACAAATTGACCATCCGCGCGTCTGCAGCATTAACGCTGCGAGCGACGTAAGTCGATCCAAGGATAGGCGTCTTCACGGCTTAATAGTTACCTGCGTAGATGTTAAACCGCTGACGAGTCGCAACTAACGAATAAGGCATCGACATAATGTCGTCAGGATTGTTGATCCGTTTCAGGTTGCGTTTAGACGTCATTGCAATCCGAACAACTTGCGGCGACGGCTCAACGCCGAATTCTGGCGCAAACTCCATAGCCAAGTTGTACACAAACGCGCGCAGGTAACCCGGCGGGAAATGTAACTGCGTAGCAAGATTAGCCGGTTGGGTCAGCTGCTGCACCGACACAAAGTGCCACTCCAAAACACGCGTTGGCTTGGGGTAGATCGTCATGGT